TCGCTCCAAAATTATTATTATTATTTTTTGTTGCTACTGAAAATGTGGGTGGGCCAGTTGGGCAATCTTGCCAGCTGCTTGCTGAGACGTATTGACCACCGCCGTTATGGTCTTGATATGTGGATATAGAAGCTGGGGCTGTGACTCTTGCTTGAGTCCAGGCGAAGTTGTCCCCATAACCTTGAGCCTTAATGCGATCGCCAAGATAAATGCGATTGCCAAGATAATTTTCGTCTAAGTTCTGCACTGTTTAGTACCTCTGCAATCTGGACATCGTAGTCGTCGTGCCCGTCCGAGTCCCTCTAGCTATACTATCAACATACATCTTAAACTAATCTATACAAGTCTAAAGTAGACTATTGACCTGTTATTATTTTGAAGCGTACAAATCTAAATACAACAAAGAAAGCAAACGTGTATGAAAAAATCACAGTTTAACATACAGTTACCATTGAATATCATTGATGCGGTTAAGGCGTCAGCAAGTAAGAATATTCGGAATCCAAGCCAAGAAACGGAGGCCGCATTGCGTGAATGGCTAAACATGTATGATGATTTGTACGAAGAAAAGCTGATCAAAGCAGCCGGTGAGGTCAGCTAATGGTCAACAGCCGAAACAAAGGTTCAACGTTTGAACGTGAGATTTGCAATCTCTTTAATCTTGAGTTCGGCGCAGTGTATAATTTTCGCCGGGATCTTGAGCAATACAGAGCCGCAGATCATGGCGATGTTATTTGCGACGATCCAAACTGGCCGTTTGTTGTCGAATTAAAGAGATACTCAAAAGGGCCGCAAGGTGGGCAAACAGCATGGTGGAACCAAGCGAAAACCGCAGCGGTGGCCGTCAACAAAATACCGATATTGATCTATAAGTATGATCGGCAAGACGCCATCTGCATGATGGAATTGAGAACCATTGCAGCAGCGTTTGGCGTGAGCAGCCCATCAATCACAAAATACTACACTCGTGTTGAGGGCTTCATATCCTTAGCGCGGGAAGTCATGGCGCATGAGGCAACAGCGTGAAGTACGGCAGCGTATGCAGCGGCGTTGAGGCGGCAACAGTCGCTTGGCATTCGCTGGGCTGGGAGCCGCAGTGGTTCAGCGAGATTGAGAAGTTCCCCAGCGCAGTGTTGGCGCATCATTATCCTGACACGCCAAACTACGGCGATATGACAGCATTTAAAGGATGGCCTGATGACAGATCAATTGACCTTTTGGTCGGAGGAACCCCCTGCCAAAGCTTTTCGGTCGCAGGACTTCGGAAAGGACTTGATGACCCTCGCGGAAATCTCATGCTCACCTATCTTGCAATCGCTGCACAATATCGCCCCAAGTGGCTGGTTTGGGAGAACGTCCCCGGCGTCTTGTCTAGCAACCGAGGACGGGATTTTGGCTCCTTCCTTGGGGCGCTGGGGCAATGCGGGTATGGGTTCGCCTACCGAGTGTTTGACGCTCAGTTCTTTGGAGTTCCACAGCGCCGCCGACGTGTGTTCGTTGTCGGACATCTTGGAGACTGGAGACGTGCCGCAGCGGTTTTATTTGAGCGCCACAGCTTGCAAGGGCATTCTGCGCCGAGCCGAAAAGCGCGGCAAGAAACTGCCAGAACAGTTACAACACGCGCTGGAAGCGGTGGCGGCGGTGGACTAGGCACTGACGAGGATTGCAGCGGTTACTTGCAGCCAATCGGTAACGTGCAAGACGGGTCTGTCAGCACGCTGTCCAGCCGCGAATATAAAGGGCTGTCGTGTGGACGAGATGGCATGACAAGCGCAGCGGTGATCGCATTCGGCGCGCAAAACAGCGCGGCCCAGGGCGATAGCGTTTCAACAGACGTCACGCCAACTTTGGACAAAAGCAAGACGCCAGCGGTGGCGTTTGCGCAGAACCAGATTGGCGAGGTACGCGAGGGCGATGTTGCCAACACGCTCAACACAAATTTCAACGCTTCTGGGCGCAATACGCCCCTCGTTAGATTGCCAGCTGTGGCGTGGGATGAAGAACTAAACGCACGCGTTGAACTGGCAGGCACATTGCTGCGCGGTGGTGCCGGTGGCCGACATGATGGGGTCATGCAAGCCAGCGCAGTGCGCCGCTTAACGCCAAAAGAATGCGAGAGGCTGCAAGGCTTTTCCGACGATTACACGCAGATCAAGTGGCGCAACAAGCCAGCCGAGAATTGCCCAGACGGGCCGCGATATAAAGCAATGGGCAATAGCATGGCTGTGCCTGTCATGCGGTGGATCGGTGAGCGGATTAAAATGGTGGACGCGCTATGACCAACCCCAGCAACCAAGCGATGCTGATCTGCACAGAATGCGGCGGAACCGGCACGTTGCTGATCGAACTGTACCACCGGCAGGGCTTTGACCGGGACAGCGGATATATCCAAGAGCGCGTCGAGGTCTGTGAAGATTGTAACGGATCAGGGGAGGTCGAAAATGGTGGCGACATTTAGGCGAAGGGCCGGTTTCATTGTGAGCAAAAAGAGCGAGGAACAGATGACGAAAGAAGACATCAGGAACCGGCAAGCTTGCTCAATGCGATACCGACGAGAAGTCAAAGTAAGCATGAAACAAGCGCCTTGGGAGGGCAAAGAAGATGATAACCACAGAGAGCAATGAAGCCTATCACGCTAACCCGGCGATCGGATCAACCAGCGTCAAAGCTGCGGCGCTAAACAGCGTCGCGCATTGGCATGGCGCAGAGTTCAAATCGTCGCCAGCAATGGATCTGGGCAGCGCTGTGCATGCCAATTATTTGGAACCGGAAAAGTTCTTAGTAAAGCGCGGCCCAGAAAGCAGACGCGGCAAGGCATGGCAAGACGTATATGAAGGTCGAGCCACGGATGAGGTGGTCTTGCCGGTTGGCGAGTATCACAAAGCTGAAGCTATGGCGGTGGCGATGCACGACAACCCGCATATGGCAGAGCTATGGACGCAAGATGGCTGGCAAATTGAGCAAAGCATCTACGTGGATTGCCCAGAAACAGGGCTAAAGCTGAAGACAAAAGCTGACGCATACAACTCTAATTTGCGCTGCGTGATGGACGTTAAGACCTGTCAAACAGCGAACCCGGCAGCATGGCAATCACAGTATGGGCCGTTTTATAAGTTTGGCTATCACATCCAATGCGCGTTTTACGTGCGGGTATTAGAGCTACAAGGCATTGATATTGATAAGTTTTATATCTTTGCCGTCGAAAGCACAGCGCCACACGCAACGCAATGCTTTGACATCAGCGAAGACACGCTGAAGCACGGTGAGGCGGTAATGATGGATACGCTGCACCGCATAAAAGAAGCGCAAGAGTCGGGTGAATACCTGACGGGTTGGCCTGATTGGGCTGTTTTATAAGCTAACCATACAAGTCTAAATATATATCATACAAGTTAGGAGCAAATGATGATCTACAAAATTGAAAATGTTGAATGCCTATGGCCCAAATTGGACAGAGCATACAAGTTTGACGCCATGCAAAACCGCAGTGTGAATACTGACGCCACAGATCCAGAAGGATCATATGAGGTAAATCTTGTACTGACAGCGGCGCAAGCAAAGGAACTGGCAGGCAAAATGCGGTCAGAATTTACAGCACAGCGCAAAGATGATTGGAAAGATTGGACGCCAAAGTCGCTGGATGAGGTTTTTAAGAAAGATGAAACCGGGCATTATGTCGCCAAGATAACAAAGAAAACTTATGGCGATGCAGGCAGTAAGCCGTTGCAATACATGCAAGATGGTAGCCCAGCCGCAGCAGACTTTCAGCTTACGTCAGGCAGCAAGATCCACATTCAATTCTTAATTAAGCCTTGGAATTATGCAGGTAAAACCGGAGTTGGCTTGCGCCCGACGCATATCATGGTGGTTGAACTTGCCGAACGTACAAGCGCAGGCGGCGGCAACCCATTTGCGGATAAAGCTGTCGGCGGTAATCCATTCGGTTTGCCCGACCAATCAACGCCCAGCGCACCACCGCCAGCGTCAGATATAGACGACGAAATTCCATTTTAAAATCGATTAACGCC